TGGAGCCATACCTCATGCCTAAGACTATTAGAGTCAACCGCATCCCAGCTTATCGTTGGACCGAGACTCCCATTAAAGTGGGTAATACCACTAATGGGCAGTCGTTTATCGGTCAAACGATCTGGGAGTGGCAGCATGAGGGCTTGTTGGCGTCAGAAGGCCACTACCGTACTCCTGGTGGAGGATGGAGTGGCGGCGGTCCGTTCTACGTCTATAGGTCAAAAATGACCCATGGCGTGGATCTCCGCTGGGAGTGGTGGCGAAATGGTTCGACTACGGCCAGCATCTCAAAAGGTGTTGGCCCTGCGTTGACCCTACCGCCACCACGGCTCAAGACCGGGGTTATTCCCTCGTTCTCAGCCGCAACTGATGGCTTATCTAGCCATTTTGCGACTGGTTACAAAAGGACCCGGCCTGGCAATCCGGTTGCATCTCTCGGACAATTCTTAATCGAATTGCGAGATTTGCCCAAGATCCCAGGTTATGGGATTTGGAATTTGGTTAAGACCGTTCCGGTCCGCCAAATACCGAGAGTGCTCCTGAACAGACTTAATGTATTCCGATCATTAGGATCGGAGTACCTTAATGTCCAGTTCGGGTGGGCGCCCTTTGTCTCTGACGTACGAAAGATGTACTATCTTTGGTACGACATTGACAAGCGGATGGCTAAGATCATTCGTGAGAATGGTCGAAACATTCGTCGACGGGCTACCATTTCTGACGACCAGACGACGTCGCAAACGAGTACGGTTTATCCGTTCCCGTTTGCAAATGTATACGGTGGACCTCCCAGCTATGCTGCGGGATCCACTAAGTATACGACGTCAACAACAGTGAAGACTCGTATCTGGTATAGTGCGGGTTACCGCTACTATATTCCCGATACTGGTTCTTCATTGTGGAACGCGCGAGCACGTGCCGCACTGTTCGGTGCGTTACCAACGCCCGAGCTTTTGTGGGAAGTGCTCCCGTGGTCATGGCTCATCGACTGGTTCTCTAATGTTGGGGACGTTGTCTCCAATATTAGTCCGAACGCTGTCGATAATCTCGTTATGCGCTACGGCTTCATCATGAAGCACGTTCTCACGAAGACGGAATATCAATCCGATACTTCGTGGGAGGGAGCGAATTCTTCCTTTGGCGGATTTGGTTCCGTCTGGAAGGGTGGCTCACATGCCTTTGTTTCTACCTCTACGGTTGAAACTAAGGTGCGCATGGGAGGTTCTAACCCATTTGGGTTGAATGTGCAACTGAGTAGCCTTTCGGCTTACCAGCTGTCCATTCTCGCTGCCCTTGGAATATCCAGGGGACAAGTCCGATAATCGAACGGAGGTATCGCGTGTTCGCTGACCCCCAGTCCGTGACTTATGCAACAGTTGCGAAGTCCATGCCGGCTATTAGCCGGGATGCGAACCAGTCCGTGTACAAGATGAGTGACGGAACGGCAGTGTTTACACTGACGCTCGGTCATTCATTCAAGGCACGGAACCGGGTCTTCGCGCGACTTCAGCGGGATACATATAGTAGTGACCCTCTCGTGCCCGCCAACTCAGTGTTGGCGAGCATGACGGCCACTATCACTATGGATTTCCCGAACGTTGGCATTACGACGACCGATGTGCAGAACTTGGCTAACGCCTTGACTGCCTTCGCTTCGTCCGCCAACGTGCTGAAGCTCGCCAACGGAGAGACTTGATTTCTCCGTTGTCCTGTTCAGCGATGGGTTACGAGGCTCTGTGGGTGAACAGCGTTCACCCTGGATGACTTACCTTTAGAAAGGGAAGCCATGAAAAGCCTTGTAGACCTCTGTGAGATCCTCCTGCATGAGTGTGGGAGGAGGTGTGATGCCCCGACTCGACGCGACGCTAAAACGTTGCGGTCGAGAGTCAAACACGAGGGAGATAGTTTTATTACTATCACCCTTCCGAAATTCTGCCAGGACTTTGAGAAAAGTCTTGATCAGGGTTTCGTTGCCGCGACTGCGTTTTCTTCCTTCAGGAAGACGCGCAGAGGAGTTCCCGCATTTCTGCAGGGATTCCTGGCTAAAGTGTTTGACACTGAAGGCTCCCTACTTACGGACCCTTCGGTCGATTGCGTTCGAGCAGTTAGGCAAATTTGCCTTTTCTGCAAGAAGCTTCAACGTGAGTGTTCACCAGAACGCTCCGTGAAGGCGATCGAGGAGTTTGTAAGCGTGGACGACGAGGTTGCTTTTGTGCGTGGTAACCAATTGGCTAGGTTCTTCCGAGCCGTCGCTCTGGTCATTAACCAGAGTCTCAACTTGGACGATTTCGACAAACTTGTCGATGTCGTTCCTAGGCATGGTCCACGCGCAACGCAGGAGGGCATTTCTGGTAACCAGAAGTGGGTCTTCCGCCGGTGGCATGAGCGTCTTGAGCAAGTAGGGTTTTCCTACGTGCTGTTCGGGCTTGGCATCGTGTCTCACGATCCCATACTCGAAGACTGCGACATGTGGCCGGATCTCGTCAAGCCTGAGGACGAAGCCCCTGTTAAGGTGTGTCTCGTCCCCAAGACCTTGAAGACTCCTCGAATCATCGCTGTCGAGCCAGTGTGCATGCAATATGCGCAGCAAGGCTTCAAGCGACTCTTGGTGAACTCCCTCGAGAGGGACTTCATTACAGGCGGTCACGTGAATTTCCGTGATCAATCTGTAAATCAAGAGATGGCTCTCCTTGGGTCGAAGGGTGGTAATTTTGCCACTTTAGACCTTTCGGAAGCCAGCGATCGAGTCTCCATGGCACACGTTGAAACTACATTCGAGGGCGCTCCAGATTTTCTGGAGTGTATCCTCGCCTGTAGATCGGCGCGTGCGCAACTTCCTTCTGGTGACCTAGTCACTTTGAAGAAGTTTGCGTCGATGGGCTCCGCACTCTGTTTTCCGATCGAGTCACTCGTGTTCTTTACGAGCATAGTGGCGAGTCGGCTTTACAGAGCAGGGATCTTTCCGACCAAACGTTCCGTGTTCTCCCATTCACGGGATGTTTACGTCTTCGGTGACGATTTGATCGTCCCCGCTGACGAGGCATCTGTTACGTGCGATGACCTTGAGTCTTTAGGATTCAAGGTCAACCGGCGCAAGTCTTTCTGGACTGGACAGTTCAGAGAGTCCTGCGGCTCGGATTGTTTTGCCGGGGAGAACGTAACACCTGTGTACGTTCGGCGAGACCTTCCGACACGTAGACGCGACGCTTCTGGGATTGTCTCGGGTATAGCTACCGCTAATCAGCTTTCTCAGGCTGGTTATCCGGTAACTGCTGCGGCCATTCGAAAGGCCGTAGAAGCTTGTCTTGGCCAATTGCCCAAGACTTCCCCCGAGTCCCCTGCTCTTGGCTGGTTCGACCACAGCGAAGTCGAGCCTGTCAGACGTTGGAATAGGTACCTTCAGCGAGGAGAAATCCTCGCTTGGGTCTGTTCCGAACGTCGGTATCCGGACGTCCTAGAAGGACTTCCGGCCAGAGCGAAGTGTCTTTCTGTTCCTAGCCGAACTGTTTCTCCTTCTGCTGGTTTTCAGCGGATAGAGGAATGGCAATTACCGGCTGTTGACAGGGACCACTTAGAATCGTCTGCGAGGCCCTACAGCCTCACACTGAAACG